CTTTTCCTAAATCTAAGTTGAACCATATAGAACCTACAGGCCGCAATCACTGTTTGCTTAAACAAATAATTAGATTTACCTGTAACTTCTATGTGTATCACACTTTAAATCCTGAGAATTTACTTTTCTTTTCGTTGTTGCCGAATGTATTTAGCGGTTTATCTTGGCCAGCATCCGTCAAACTTTGAGCCGATTGTTCAACATCATATAACTTCATCTTAGCTCGGTCAACTCCCAATACAAATCGTTTATGATAAGTTGGATCATTATATCTGTTCTTTAACTGTTTGACCATTATTTGGCCAAGACCTTCTAGTTCTTCGGATGATACTAAGGCGAACATGAAGTCTGCGGTGGCAGGGAGTCCAAATGATTCAGAAGTATCCTCAAGTCCTGGGTCAGAGCTTGTAAATCCGCTTCTGGTTGTTTGAGTTGCAGACACAATTGGAACATTAAACTCCACAGCAAGTCCTCGAATCTCTTCAGCAATCGATTTAATGTAGGTATAGGAATTAACATTCGAACCAACTTTAAGCCGAGATGAAGAACAGATATTAAGATAATCAATGAAGATAATATCAGGCATGAAATTGCGTTTAAGATTGAGTTCATTTAATAAAGCCCTAAAGTGGGTAACCGAAGCCGAGGCTGTCGGATACTCTTTGATAATTAGTTTACCTGTACACATATCCTTGACTTTATTGACTTTCTTATCATAGATATCTTTAGGCAACTGCGTTAAATCATCCAGATTAACATTGAGCAAGTTAGCATCTATTCGCTCAGCAATCTTTTCTTCAGCCATTTCCATGGTGATGTATAAGACATTTTTACCTTGTACCATAGCACCAGCGGCCACATGACACATGAAAAGACTCTTACCTACACCAGTACCAGCCAATGCAATATTGAGAGTTTTATTCGGTAAGCCACCTTTCGTAATCTTGTTAAAATAATCCAAGTCAAAGGGAATTCTTTCTTCTTTTCTGTGGTAAAATTCATAGCGACTGTCCGAATCCTGTAAGTAATCATGGCCTACATTGGTATCAAAGGTAACAGCGAGAGCGTCAGATAATATCTTGGGGATTGCACCTTTATCATTTTGATTTTTGTCTTTACCATCTAAGATATGAATGGAGTCCAAGACAGCATTATATACAGCCTTTTCTTGGCAGAACTTCTCAGTTACATCAAGTAACCAATCCATCTTGGATACTTGTTCTTTGTCTTCATTAACTGTACCTAGATATTCAACAACTCGTTTGACTTCCTCATCTTGAAGCCCATTCTTCTCTTTAATTGTAAGAATTAGGGCTTCATATGATGGAAGTGAATTGTATTTTAATATGAAGTCATTAACTTCTTGGTGAATTAGTTTCTCGGTTCTGTCCGAGAAGTAATCCGATTTTACAAACGGAAGAACCTTCCTAGAGTAGTCCTCGTTGTAAATCAGATTTTTTAATATTAATTGTTCCATTCTCATAACATTTCCATTATAAATAAAGGTGTAGGTCACGATGCGCTAACATCTACCTACTCTATGCCATACACTATAACACAAGGACACAGCCCATGTCAAGTATATATTCAGTATATAAAGTAATTAATACCATCAACAACAAAATCTACATAGGTTTTGATTCCAATTGGCCGAATAGAAAAAGAATACACAAATCGAATTCTGTTAAATTAAACTACCATTTTTATCGAGCTATCAGAAAACATGGTTGGGATAATTTTCAATGGGAACTACTATATCAGTCTAAAGAAAAAAATCATTGTAAAGATATAATGGAACCATATTTTATTGAAATGTATGACTCCTTCAATTCGGGGTATAATAAAACCAAAGGTGGTGAAGGGGTATTTGGATTACATAGAGTCCAATCCTTAGAAGAAAAACAAAAAAGAAGTTTGTCAATGCAAGGAAACAAAATTGGTTCCGGTAATAAAAACAAGCCCTTTTCTGCAGAACGAAAACAAAAATTAAGTAACATTAAAAAATCAATTATTCTAACCTGTCCACACTGTAATAAAACTGGTGGTAATGGAATGACCAGATGGCATTTTAATAATTGTAAATTAATTTAAATCTGATTAGGGTCATCTAAAAAAGTATCATAGGCATCAACCCCGGATGAATCATCTGTTCCATTCTCATCTATATAACTCTCTTCAATATCAAGTTGACTGGTGATAATTGTACTTAACAAATCACCAATGTAATTTCTAAATGCTAACATCTTTTCTAACTTATTAACTGGTGATTGTATCACAGTAAAGTTAAACTGTAAATAGGCATTATCATCTTTTTCATCGATGGCCACTTTTCCATACTTAAATACAGTATCTTTGTACTCACCGGTCAACAATTTAATATGAACCGAATTTAAGTCCTTATCATTGACTACATATTCATAGTCTGTACCTTGAACGAATTTAATCATCATTTTCTCCAAATGCGTCTGCTATTACTTCATCTTGAATAATATCAGAATGTGAAATCCGATATTTGCTTTCTACAAATTCTTTAAATTTTGCATCTTCTAGGATTGGATCCCAAAACACTTTTGAGTCTGTATCTTTAACTCGCCATTTCTTTTCTTCAATCTCACCAGTTTCAGTATTAACACGAGAATACCAACCATTAGTTGGTTTAATTACATGGCCGGATTCTAAAGCAATATCTAACAAAGCAGACCAACGAGAAATGCCGCCTTTAGCTGTAACGGTAACTGGAATCTTAGATTTCTCTTTAACATAACGAGATTTCTCTACATTGATAATAAAGTTATATCCCACAATCTCAGTACCTTCTTTTTCTTGCTGTCGACCAATGATGAAAATGTTATCAGCTGAATAATATGAACCTGTGCCGCCACCAACAATTGCTTTTGGGAACATACCAATTTCCATGTATGTGTGATTAACTACAATCATTGGAATATCTTTTAAATTCAAATGCGGAGTTACCATACGAAACAATGATTTAACTTGTTTAGCTCGTGTCATATCTGCTACAGATTTTTCAGCCAAAGCATCTTCAATTTCTTTCTTAGAAGCTAAGTTGCCGATGGAATCAATAATGATAATCAATTTATCGTTGCGGTCAAGTTGAGTTAATTGTTGCATCACATCAAACTTCAATTGCTCAATATCCGTCAATGGAGTATGTAATACCCGTTTAGTATCAATACCAAAGGAATCGAAATATGATTGTGGAGTACCAAACTCGGAATCGTAGAATAATAACGCAGATTCCGGATACTTATCCAAGTATGACTTTGCCATTAGCAAAGAAAATGCCGTCTTGAAGTGTTTTGATGGACCGGCCCACATGGTTAAGCCGGGAGTTAGTCCGCCATCTAAACTGCCCGATAGAGCAATATTGACGGCTGGGACTGATGTTGGAATCATATCCTTATCTATAAAAAACTTAGACTGGGATAATATTGCTGATTCTTTAATACTGCTGTTCTTTTTAATCTTATCTAATATACTCATTTAACTTCCTTCTCATAAAATAATCACTTTACTTCTGTTGTGTAGAATCCTGGCCTTGGGTGTGTTTCAACAATTTCATTTGCTACAGTTACTATATTCTCTTTCTGAATTTCAATCGTGCCATTTTGCATTTCAGTAGGAATCTGAACTTCTTCCCGCTTAGGCTCCACCATCTTCGATACTGTTGTCGTGTCATTTTTATCTTCAGCCTCGATTGGTGCTTCATCTCTTTTCCTTTGTATTGATATATTACCTGCTACCAATAATAACACAGCTAATGGGTCAAACACAAGCATAATTATCAATATTACCAATCTTACTGCTTTATCTACACCATTTTCATCTGCACCATAAAACATATCTGCTACATATTTAATCGGGCCAATATCTGCTGTTAATTTAGCATTATCTTTTAACAAAGGTAATTTCTTGGTATTGATATCTGTTAAATCTTTTTGTGTATCTTGTATTTGCTTATCTAATTTTCTACTCGCTGTCGATGGGTCTTTAGCTCTAGCAAGTAAGTAAGTCAATCTATCTTTAACATTATTTTCTTGCTCTGTTAATGTTTTCAATTCTACGGTGTTTGTGCCTGCGTTTAATGTGGAATCAATATGGGATTTGGATAAAAAACCAAATATGCCCATTGAAGTAATCAGCATCAATAATAAAACTGAAATGGTCAAATATGACTTGAATATCCATGGTATGTTTCTCCAATTATGATACAACCAAGAGGCGGTTACCAACTTGGCAAATTCTAAGGATGAACCCATAACAACGACAGACCAAAAAGCGCCTGTAAAAATAGAAGTGAGGCCTAATACTGAGTAATAGGCCGCAATCCCAGATAACATAAATGCAGCTAGAAATGTTAAGTATATCATGTCCAGAAATCCTCTAATGAACTTTGTTTTTCGGTAGTCCAGTTCATGCAATCAAGGATAATCTTAATCGGATCCAAAAACACCTTATCAAATTGCAAATCATAATCTACATATTTCTCAATATCAAACTCTTTAGGGAGTCTTGATGGGAAAGCGATAACTGATTGATTAAATGTATTTGGTAATTTTAAGAAAATATATTTAATCTTCTCACCTTGTTGGATGAGTGGATATTTTTTATCTAACTTATATTGCTTGAGGAAATGATTATATATTAAAGATCCTTTTGAATTAATCGGAGTGCTTTTTCTATATATCGTCACTGGATCCATATATTGATTCAGACCACTTAATCCTCTAGGAGATGATATATTTTCAACTGGCATTGTTTTAAATTCAGATTTGAAATCAGATATAAATTTGTGCATATCTAATTCTGTACCAGTCAACATCACTTTAATGGAGTCTTTCATCTTTTGCCGAACCACAGATGGTGTGGATGACTTAATCATTTCAAGACCTTTAACTTTCACTTTAGGTTCTTTGTATTGTACACCTTCATTATTATACACATTTAAAATATAGCGTTTCTTAGCAGTCCATATTCCTTTATCTGCCAAGGCTTCACGCTTCATTTGCATTTTTTGTCCATACGCACTAACATAGTCAGCAAGTTCCGCATAAGACGTATTAATATAAGGTTGAAGTTTATCCTCACATACCTTATCCATGAAGGAGATAACTTTTGTAGTGACCAAGTCTCCTGTAAAAACTTTGTTGACCAATGGGCCAAGCTTAAGATAAATCGAGTCCGTGTCTGAAGCGATAACATAATCATCCTGTGTTTTTAACAATTTGTTCATGTAGTCGTTGAGTTTACTCTCAATCCAACGAATACTTAATTGGCCAGCAGAAGTGACACCTAAGGCCATGCGTAAATCAAAAAATCTAAAATACTGAGAACCTAAAGCGCCATAAGCTGAGTTGAGTGATAATTTCTTAGCCAACTGAATGTTATGATATTTAGCAATTCGTTTTTCGATGTCATATCTTTTGGATTCATCAGAACATACTTCATATTCTTTCTCTGCCTGAATCATCAACTCTTTGAACTTCTTACGGTCCTCATACATTTCTTCCATCATTGCAGGTAAGAAACCTTGGATATCAGTCCTGAAGAATTGTCCGTTTGGAGTTAAAGTTACCTTTTGTTCTTTTAATCCAGATAGGTCCAATTGCTTACTCAACATTTTGTCAACTGATACACCATCAGATAATATCTTGCGCATTTTATCAGAATAATCTTTTGGGTCAATCATTGTTTCTGGTGAGATGTTATACTGCATCATCAAGTGAGGATACAGAGAATTCAAATCGAATGAAGCAACCCAATCATGTTTACCGACTTGGACTTCTTTAACATAAGCCCCTTCAAACATACCATCTTTATCTCTTGATTCTTTTGGTGGAACAATAATATTCTTATTCAACAAATAGGAATATGTCAGAGCATCCCACATTCTAGTTTGAGCAAAGACATCTTCATAGTTACATTTAGTATCATAGGCCAAAGTCATGGCCAATTCCAACAATTTTAGTTTATCTTCAAGTTCTAAGATTAACTCCACATCGACTATATTGTACTCAATAAACTTCTGATAGTTTTGACGATATAACTGATGCAGACTATCAAATTCATCATAGGATAGTTTGTTCTTACCTAGTTCCACTTCAGCGATGGCATCCAACCGATAGGATTCTTGTGACTTGCCTTCAGGAGCATACCATTTATATAGTTCAATATAATCTAAAGTAGCGACACCGACAAATTCATAAGCCGTGAGTTCTCGTTGATTGATAACAGCTTTGCGCTCAGATATGTAATACCAAGGAGATAACTTCTTAGTTTCATCTTCTCCTAGTATCTTGCGGAAACGATTAACCAAATATGGGATATCAAAGAACTTAATATTCCATCCAGATATGATATCGGGACATTTAGCTTCCCACAACTCTAAGAATTTCTTGCATAATGTATATTCGTCTTTACATTTTATATAGACTTCTTCGCCTTGAGTGATATAATCTCCACAACCGAATACATACATTTTATCATTTGTTAGTTTGATAGCAATAGCCGTAATAGCTTCATTTGCTAGATACGGGTCGGGAAATCCATTCTCTGAACCAACTTCGATATCGATTACAGCAACAGAAATTTGATCCTTATCCCAATCGACCATTGCAGTATGTTCGTCAGCAATAAAGGCATATTCATATCTAGTATTACCATAGATTTTAAATCCAGATACTTCATCATACTTCTTAACAAAGTCACGAGATTCACGAATACCTCCAGCCTTGAAAGGCTCAAGGTATTCGCCACTTAGAGTTGTATAATGTGTAACTTTTTTAGCAGGAACAAATAGAGTTGGTTGATACTCAATTTTCTGTTTGAACCGTCTGCCGTTTTTTACGCCACGATATAATATATTATTGCCAACTGATTGTACATTTGTATAAAACAAATTAATTATCCTAAGATGAGTTTCTTTTCTGGTGGAGTAACGATGCCTGTGCCGAAGATTTGTTTGTAATTAGTCTTAAATTCTTCAGAAGGTTCATAAGTATATACTACATATTCCTTACTAATTTCAAATGTAGGTCTTGTGCTGACAGCATATAACGGAAAGGGTGTGAGTCCTATATTTGGTTGGCCGCCTTGGCCACGAACGATGGTGATGCCGACAGGATTTATTAAAACATATTCCGTTTCAGATTCTAATTCTCCCATCACTTCTTCACCGGTTATCAATTTAATTATAATAATATCCATAATAGTCCTTTCATTTAAGAAGGACTATTATATATCAAAAATGAGTTGGTGTCAAGTGATTAATCTTGGGATTCTAACGTCCACAACAATTTTTTATTTTTGTCTCGGAGTAGAAAATTGAGTTGTTCTAACATTACTATTCTGTTTTTTAATTCAATGACTTCTGTTTGCATCATAACAATTTCGGCCGCCGACATAGCGTGGCCGGATTGTTTTTCTTCTGACATAGTTATTCCTATTTGATTATTGTGTGATAGTCCACAAATCATTGGCCAAATTACGGTCAATTACATAACTATATGGCATAGTGAAGTATCCTTTTTGTCCCCAAAAGGCTCCCCAACTATTACGAACAATAACTCGTTGTGTAGCATCATCATACCCAACCATCATTACAGCATGGCCACCTTGAGTTTGTTCATTAGCCTGTGGCATATTTAATACACCAGAAGATGCTACACCCTCAGATTCAAAAGAATCATATACAAGAAAACCAAATACGATTGGATATCCTGATGCTAAAACTTGTTTAATTCCATTGATGCCTGAATCTCGTTCAACACGAGCAGCTTGTACTATTTTTCTGGTGCCAGCATCTGTGTAAGCTTCTGTACTTGGCTCTAATGAAGTTTTCCATGTAACATAAGGCCAAGTATGTTCTGTAGAAACTCCAATATTAGTTAATATTTTTACACCTGTACTAAGTTGAGCACCGTTATCTTTGTGGACATCTCCACCATTGTCAGCTCGCTCATAGTAATATAAAAATAAACGACTCAATTGTATAAATTGTCCGTTAGTTTCAAAATCTTGTGTTTTATTTTCTAGGTATTCTAATGCACCACATAGTGCGTTGGCTGTACATGAACCAATTTGGCCTTGGTCATAAACAGGAGAACAGAAGTTTCTTAAATCAACTGAAGATGGAAGTGCAGATGGTGCAGTTAATTTAAAGGATGAACATGAGTGTGCATATTCGTCTCTAGCATCATGATGGTCTCTAGCCCAATTGTATTTGTTAAACATGATATTCTCCCTATTAAATATCATATTTATGTTTTATCGACTGTATAAATACTGTGCCATGATAATAAACATACCAAAAAGAATAACAGCAAAAGTAAGGATTATAATCCGAAAAATGGATAATTCTATATTCTATGCGGTATTAATTTTTCTATTATGGATATTATCCACTTGTGTTATTTCTAATCCTAGTTAATTGGGGTGACTAACGGGGGTCGAACCCGTGATGAAGGAATCACAATCCTTAGTGTTACCACTACACTATAATCACCATTGAAATGGTGTACCTAAGTGGATTCGAACCACTGACCTAAGAGGTAGAAGCTCTTTGCTCTATCCAGCTGAGCTATAGACACATAATATGGTGGAGTGTCCTGGGATCGAACCAGGCGTGCCATGGGCGGCGGATTTACAGTCCACTGCATCACCGTTGATGCTTCCACTCCTTTTAAAACTGGCTGGGAAACTTGGGTTCGAACCAAGGACACGCGGATTAACAGTCCGCTGCTCTACCAACTGAGCTATAACCCAATAATAAATGTCAGATGTAACATTTTAGAACACTCTGACGGGTATTCCTCATAACGCATTAGTTACTTTGCTATGGACGGGTTGTCGCACTCTCCTACCCACGAATATATTAAGTTGCGACTTTTTCCAATTCTTTAAAACGGCAGAGAGTGTGGGATTCGAACCCCCGCCAAGACGTTTGGAGTGTCTTGTGCTACCGTAACACTTCACCGGGATAAAACTTGGTCTCTAATGTAGGATTTGAACCTACGACACATGGTCCCAAACCATGGATGTTACCAGACTACACCAATCAGAGATAATACACAATAAAAAACCCGACTTTTTTAGGATCGGGTTTTAAAATTCTAAACTACAATTGAATTCTACAAACCCCAACTCCCACGATAATACATCGTATGATTTTGAGCAACAGTATACCACGGCGATACTACGTTCGCTTTTTCGTTTCTTGGTAATGACATACTGTTTAACATTTAATTTCTTTCGTTATTTGATTTATGAAGCCATTGTAACAGGTATATATGCTTTTGTCAAGCATATTTTTGGTTAATCTTCAAATATACCGATAATTTCTTCTTCAGCCACTCGGAATTTATTTTCTCCGAAAGCGCTTGTCTTATTCCAGTTAGCTAATACTTCATCGCCTACTTGAACACTTGTTACCTCAGGACCAACTGCGATAACCGTAGCACGGTCTGCTTCATCTCGGTCACCACCAGGTAATACGATACCACCTGCTGTCATCTCGTCTTTCTTAATACGTTCAATAATTACATTTGCTTTTAATGGTCTAATACTCATAATTAAATCCTTATCTCTGTTGGGAATAAATCTTCGGTTAATAGTTGTTGTTTGTTTTCATTTAATGTCTTTAGTTTAGCTTCTTCTAATTTCTTTAAAAACGCTTCATTAGTTAAAGAATGTGAACCATCACAAAATCCACTAAGACTACGGCCACAAGCACAATTAGGTTTGTTACTCATTTCAGGTCCTTTCTAATATAGTCAGTCCATTATTATTTTTAAATACATCTCTAATTTTCCAATGAGGATTTGCAGCTAAGAATTCATCAATGGCTGCAACTAATCCTCTAGGTGAATTTGGAGGTACGGCGGCTTCGATGTGAGCATTTGCCGCATATGGCGGTTCATTCACATGTCCATATGTAGTAGTATCATGGAACCCTAAAAGTTTCCTTGCTTGATTACCATGTCTTTCTAATTCCTGTTTTAATTGAGCATAGGTGTGAGCTGTGTCAATAAAAAGAAAGTCAGTTTCTTCAATTACAAATCCAGGTTCTAATGTACTCTTATATAGGAATTCAAATTCAATGCCATTCTCTTTACATAGTTCTTGAGCATATGGCATATTTGAAGAAACATAGATATCGACACCAACAAACTTCTTTGGTTCAGCCGCCAGAAAGGCCCATGTACTGGTAATCTCTCTGGTACCCATTTCAGTAATGTGTTGGCATCCTGATGAATATTTTAGTAATGTTTCTAAGTGTTCGTTGATATCACTGGTTTGCTTAATTCTTTCATTTAGCTTATCATATATTTTTTGCATATTAGGTCCTTTTCGCCTCACTATTTGATTGCCATATTGTATCATTAACATTTTCAGGTAAAAACATTTTAGCTTCACCCGTAATTATATGTATATATTTTTTCTTGCCTGTTTTCTGATTACTTAATTTCTTTTTAGTTTCATCAGAATGTGGCATATTTGTTCTACTTGGATTTCCTTTTTTGACCACACTTAAATGTTTTTTCATTTCTTCGGTGTGTTTAAATTCTCCTTTTTTATTTTTATATTTGACTTGATAAGCCATAAATTGGTCCCATGATGGCAAAAATAATAAAAGCAACAATGAGACCAACAATGATCAAAACAATAG